ACGGGTCGTGTTCGTGAACTGCTAGACAAAAACAGCATTATTGAAGCTGGTAATGACACCACACACCGAGTTAAGCGTGGTTTATTAAAAGTCGCATGAAAGTCTTAGATCTATTCTCAGGCATTGGTGGCTTTAGTTTAGGTCTTGAAAGGGCTGGCATGGAGACTGTCGCCTTTTGTGAGTTTGATGAACACGCACAAAAAGTATTACGCAAGCATTGGCCTGATGTGCCAATACACAGCGATATAAGGGAGCTAGATGCGAAACAATACAGAGGAACAGTTGACGTTGTATGTGGAGGATTCCCCTGCCAAGACCTATCAACCGCAGGCAAGCAAGTTGGCTTTAGTGGTGAACGCTCCAGCTTATACGGGCAAATGCTGCGAGTTATTAGCGAGTGTATGCCTCGATACGCAATTTTTGAAAACGTCACAGGGCTGCTTACTGGAGACAGCGGTCGGTGGTTCGGACAATTTCTCTATGACCTGGACCAGATCGGGTTCGATGCAGAGTGGCATTGTATACGCGCTTGCACCGCTGGACTGCCCCAAAAAAGGGACAGAGTTTGGCTTATTGCCTACCCCAACAGCCAGCGATTACAAGGGCGGCTCATTGGTGAACAGGTCAGATGGGGGGGACAGAAACTCAGAGCTGAAACATTGGTGGACTATGGCAACGGGAAAGCTACACCTAAACCCAAATTTTGTAGAGATATTGATGGGCTTCCCAATAAATCACACAGACTTAAACAATTAGGTAATGCAGTTGTGCCACAGATACCAGAAGCCATTGGCAGAGCCATTATGGGAGCAGCATGAGTTTAACTTTAGAACAATGTCAAAACGTGGTTAAGAAAATGAACGCTGGAATGTTGGCATCAGAGATTGCCAAAAAATACAAAATGCCTCTATATCATGTGACATTAATCATGCGCTGCAATCGCAACAGATACCCACTAAACGAATACCTTTTAATCGACAACCCTGCGTATAAGTTTAGCCCTTTGCATGAAAAGAAATGTTCGTGGGATTTGCGCTTGAGTTTACGCCTAGCCAAATTGCCAATGAGCAAATGGGCAGATGCAATATGAGCGAAGTTATTTTCAGTGTTGATAACAAAAATGTATCGAGCATGATTTCTCAGATATGCGCCATGATTAACAAAGGTTTATTCATTGGCCCAGTGGAAGTGGTTTTAAGGCGTAAGGCTAGATCATTAAGTCAGAATAGAAAGCTTTGGCCTATGTTAAATGACATTCAAAAACAGGTTGATTGGTATGGCGATAGTCTCGACACCGATGATTGGAAAGCCATGTTCATGGCAAGCCTCAGTAAGCAACGCGCTGTACCGGGCATCGATGGTGGTTTTGTTGGTCTGTCTCAGCGAAGTAGTCGGCTGAACAAAGAAGAGTTTTCTCAGTTAATTGAAGTGATTTATGCCTTTGGTTCAGAGCGCAATGTGGCATGGTCAGAACCAGCTTTGCAGATTTATTCTAAATACAAAGAGGCTGCATGAGTTTAAAGCCTGCGAGACAAAAGAAATGCAAATCTTGCAAGATTACATTCAAGCCTTTTCTGTCAACGGCCTCTGTATGCTCCATAGAGTGCGCTGTAACAATGGCAAAGGCTAACAGTGCCAAGATTATCAAGAAAGACATAAAGGCCCGTAAGCAGGCTTTAAAGAGCCTTGGTGAACTGCACAAAGAAGCACAGCCAGAATTTAACAAGTACATCAGATTAAGAGACAAAGGAAAGCCCTGTATAAGCTGCCAACGCCACCACACAGGCCAGATACACGCAGGGCATTACAGATCGGTAGGTGCAGCAGCAGAATTGCGTTACAACGAGAACAACGTCCATGCTCAGTGTGCGCCTTGTAATAATCACCTCTCAGGTAACGCCATTGATTACCGCATTAATCTGATTAACAAGATTGGCATAGATCAAGTTGAACTATTGGAAGGGCCACAAGAGCCAAAGCGATACAGGCGTGACGATATTTTATCTATCAAAACTAAGTACAAAGCCAAAGTAAAAGAGTTAACAGTAAAACTTGAAGGGGCTGCATGAAAACCATTTATCAAGACGATATTAATGAAGGTGCATTAATAATTGCATTGTTGGTTAAGACAGTCATTGAAGTGGATACAGAGCGATCTCGCAATGAATCAGACGATCAATTAATGGCGGCTGCTATGGAGTGGGTAGAAGAATTCAGCGATATAGATATTGATGAAAATGAAATAACGGAACATTAAAAGGAATTTATATGCAGATAGAACAGTTAAAAGTAGGGGATTTAATTCCTTATGTAAATAACTCAAGAACGCACTCAGATGAACAAGTGACACAAGTGGCGTCTAGCATCAAAGAGTTTGGATTCACTAACCCGATATTAATTGACGGTGATGGTGGAATTATAGCTGGTCATGGTCGGCTTATGGCAGCTAAAAAGTTAGGCCTGGTTGAAGTTCCATGTATACGGCTTGGTCATTTATCAGAAGCACAACGTAAAGCCTATGTGATCGCAGATAACCAGTTAGCATTAAACAGTGGGTGGGACTTAGACACGCTAAAACTAGAAATAGACAGGTTAGGTGAACTTGATTTTGATATAGAGCTCCTAGGCTTTGATGATGATTTCCTAACCAGTTTAATAATAGAAGAGCCTAGTGAGGGTCTAACCGATGAGGATGCCGTACCAGAAGCACCAGAAACGCCTACAACAGTCGAGGGTGATGTGTGGATACTAGGTAATCACAGATTAATGTGTGGAGACAGCACAAGCATTGATGCCGTTGATACGCTAATGGATGGGCACAAGGCTGATATGGTTTTTACTGATCCACCTTACGGCATAAATGAGAAGGGAGATAGAACAGGAAGAAAAACAGGTTTAGCAAAAAACCATAATTTTGCAGATTTTGTAGACGATTCTACACAGTATGCAATAGACGCTTATAACTTGTGCGAGGGTTTAAAGATACCTAGACAAGTATGGTGGGGTGCTAACTATTATTGCCATTCATTGCCTCAATCAAATAACTGGTTTGTTTGGGATAAGCGCGTAGAAGATAAAATGAAGGACACTCAATCTGATTGTGAAATGGCTTGGGTTAAATCAGAGTTTTCATCAATAAGAATATTCCGACATTTATGGAAAGGTTTTAATAAAGATAGCGAAAGAAACATACCAAGAGTTCATCCCACACAAAAACCGATTGCTCTTGCTGAATGGTCTTTTGATTATTTTAAAAACGTAAATACTGTATTAGATTTATTTGGTGGTAGTGGATCAACTCTTATAGCTTGTGAAAAAACAAACAGAAACGCGCTAATAATGGAGTTATCAGAGGTTTACTGTGACGTAATCATTAAACGCTGGCAGGAGTTTACAGGCAAGCAAGCTATTAACGAAGGTACAGGTAAACCATACATTGAAATAAGCAACGTAATTGAGGGTGCAGCATGACAGATAAGAAACCAGCACATAGGCCCAAAGGCTCAACCATTCCTATTGATTGGGGACAGGTTGATAAAATGTGCGCTATTCAATGCACAGGTGAAGAAATAGCAGGGGTGTTAGACATTGATTATGACACCCTATCTAGTGCTTGTAAGCGTGAGCATGGGCTTCTTTTTTCGGAGTATATCGGACAAAAGAAATCAGGTGGGCGTATGAGTTTAAGGCGTATCCAATACTCAACCGCTATGGAGGGCAATGCAACGATGCTTGTATGGCTAGGTAAGAACTGGCTAGGGCAGACAGATAAGATGGACACCACTAGCAGTGATGGCTCTTTAACGCCTCCAACAACAATTAACCTGGTTGCTAAAGAATTTGGTGATCTTTAAATGTCAGAAATAGACATTGAACTGCCACCCAAGTTAGTTCCAATATTTCAAGGAGAGGCAAGAATCCGCGCAGCTTTTGGTGGAAGGGGTGGAGCCAAATCGAGGGCCTTTGCATTAATGACGGCTGTTTGGGGTTATAAATTTGGCAAGAGCAAAAGATCAGGCCAGATACTTTGTTTGCGTCAATACATGAACAGTTTAAGTGAATCATCATTTGCAGAAATTAAAAGCGCAATACAGGCAGTGCCATTTTTAAACGATTATTATGACTGTGGCGATCATTACATACGCAGTAAGGATGGGCGTATTAGTTATAGCTTTGCAGGCTTGACACGCAACATCGACAGTATTAAATCTAAAGCCCGTATTCTGTTAGCGTTTATTGACGAAGCGGAAACAGTCAGTGAGGAGGCGTACATGAAGCTATTACCCTCTATTCGAGAAGAAAACAGTGAACTATGGGTGATATGGAATCCTCAATCAAAGACTTCTGCAACACACGTTAGGTTCCGTTTAAACAAGCCTAACTCATGCAAAATAACGCCTATTGGATATAAAGATAATCCTTGGATGCCAAAAGTTTTAACAAATCAACGCTTAGAAGATTTAGAACAAAGACCTGATACTTATGGTCATGTTTGGGAGGGGGACTTTCTTGAATACCCAGATGGTGCGTTTTGGATACGCGAAATTAACGAGGCTAAATCGGATGGTCGAATTGGTAAGTTGCCAGTGGTTGCTTCACACCCTTGCATGGGATTTTTTGATATTGGGGCGTCAGACGGAACAGCAATATGGATTGTTCAAAAAGTGGGTCTTGAGTATAGGTGTATACATTTTTATGAAGCATGGAATGAACCCTATTCACACGCAGTAAAGTGGTTACAAAGCCTTGACTTAGTGTTTAGCGAAATGCATTTGCCTCACGATGCCGACCATAAACGGCAAGGTGAATTAAAGAATAAAAGTCCAAAGGATATGTTAAAGAAATTAATGCC